ATTAACTTTGAATTCTTCCTCGCGGTCTTTCTCATTCCATTTATTCATTACCTTTTACCTCCAAGTTCTACCTTCGTGAATTGTTTCGTTTCCATCCCACTCAGTGATGTACCAATCCACACCATCTGGAATTTCCACGACCTTGAGTTGGGCATACTCCGCGCTTGCTTTCTCCCCCAATGTTTCAACTGTCGAAACAAGTACAGGGTGCACTCTAAAATCACCGATGAGATCGGCCATAACAGCGCCCCCCTCAATCTTAATCCCTGCGTCAGCAAGCAGCTGTTCAGCCTCCGCTGATAAACCAAACCCTCCGAAACAAGTGTTGATTACTACTTTCATTGTGACATCCCCTCGTAGCTATCGCTGTCTACGATTTTGTATGCTTTCATATCATTCTCCTCTAGAACCATTCCTCCGGTTCATCCGCTTCAATTGGTTCGTCCGACCAGTAATTACTGTCTGTTAGCACGTCGGGCCTGAATTGACTTTTAACCTCGGCCTCACATTTGTTGCAAACAATACCTAATGGAATGCCCCGCGCATCATATATAGTGTACGTATAATCTTCACGGTGACGACCTATTTTGCATTCTTTACCCATGTGATACTCCCTCGTAGCTATCCAGAAAATCATCCTCAACGTGATGATCCAGAAAATACTCAGTGTTCTGGTCTGGGTCTGGTTCAAAGATGGGTATGCGTTCAATACGCCCCTGTTTGGTTATTATCTGGACTACCGCGTCCAGCGTTGTGTCATCTATCAGATGTATCTTCATGTGTCCTCCGTATACTCTTCTGATTGATTGCGTAAATATGTTTCAAATATGTCCTCTATCTCACACAGGATGTATTCTTCATGGAGGGTTTCAGCTGCGTTAAGACAATCCCACAACACATCCTCAATGGCCTCTTCGTTGTGGTATGGTTCACCCATGTCACGCGCAAACTGTGCAATTACTTGCTTAATCAACTTATGCCTTTGTGCTGTATGCTCAGCGCCATATTGCGTAATCTTTTCAATTTCGGCTTTCTTCATGTGTCCTCCGTAGTTCGTAGTTTTGTTAGTGCCCGTTTTGATGCTTTCCAAAACATCCCTTGTTGCATTTCGTAGTTGGTTATGTAGGACAGTACATCAATAGCCACAGCTGCCGACCGAAGGGTCTGCTGCAAACTTTGTGTGGGCATATCATCCTCTGCCCATCCCTGTAGTGAACAGCGCATTGCAACATCAAGTTCCGGTCTGCTGTTGCCTAACGCTGCGTTAAGAGTATTGGCTAACTCCTTACTGAACCTGCCTTCAATGTTGTTCTTCCCTAACTCATTTTGGGTGATTGCTGCAAAGCTATCAGAAGGCCAACTTCTCCAGTGGATAATGAACACTCGTTTACCTTGCGACGCTGCTACTGCAATCAGTGTTGCTAGTGGATTACCTGTAAGCTGTTTTGTATGCCTATCCATCTACGCACCTCCTATTACCAGCCATTGACCAGTTCGAGTGTCACGTCGATACCAAACCATGTTCCCGCTTGGGAAAACTACAAGTCTGCATGATGGGTGAAAATTAGAATCATTTGCACTCATGTGTATTACTCCTCATCTGCCGTTTGATTTGAGAGTTGGCGTTAAAACGCCATGTTCAAATTCCCGAATTAGAAATTGAGTTTCCCCCAAAAGTTATAACCATTATCGCAAATAAGTGTGTATAAGTCAATAGCTTAGACAAATAAGTGTGCATTATTTAAATTGGCTCCGGCGCTAAAATGATGGGGGTAATGTAACCATTGTTCCAACAGTGTAACTTTTGGGGTTTGGGGGAGAGGCAGCTATACCAACGAGTGTGACAATGTAACCAATGTTACCTTTGTTTTTCTACTTTCAGCTTAGAGCAGTCTTAACCGCTCTTAAGCAGTTATATATAGAGTTACTTTATTAAAACCCCTTGGTATATATTTAAAGGTTACATTAGTTACAATGGTTACATTATAAAAGTTACATACATAATACTCAAACTCACACATACAAAACAGCACAATACTGAAGGTTACTTTGTAACTTTTTGGAATGTCACAAAAGTTACAATGGTTACACTGTCCTAGAATCAAGGGTTGGCGTTAAAACGCCATGTTCAGATTGAGGCGGCACGCGAACCGGTTCGTGTAAAACGGATTGAGTTTGCTGGGGCAGCAAGCAAGATGGGTACTGGTATCAAAGGGTTCTCTTGACCCATCCGGCGAGGTGATGTGTTACCAGCAGGTAATTATGTTTTGGCGTTAAAACGCCATGTTCAGATTGAGGTGGCACACAAACCGGGATGAGCAGGTCAGTCCGTGCGGCCAAAATGGCGTTAAAACGCCATGTTCAGATTGAGGTGGCACACAAACTGGTTTATGTAAACCGGGATTGGATTTTGCTGGGGCAGCAAGCAAGATGGGTACTGGTATCAAAGGATTATCCTAAGATAATCCTTTGAGTAAATCACAGACAAAAAAAGCCCCGTGATCAATTAAGATCACGGGGCTGACTACTCCAGAGGTCTTAATCGGTAAGTGATATTTTACCTTCTGGATCGAGCAACTTAGCACACTCGGCTAACTTAGCGGCTGCCGTGGCGGGAACCTTGCAATACAGCAGCGAGGTGTTTTCGCCAGTGATCAGCTTTTGCATAGCTGCTAACCTGACCAGAATACCCTGCTCGACTGGCTTAGCATGTTTCGCATCATGCTCGACGATTGCAGCCTTGTACAAATCCTCGACTTCCTTGCCTGAGGCGCCGGCTGGAATCTTCACAGTCTTCTTAACCTCTAGGATTTCGGCCTCACGGGCCTCCTTCTTGGTCATCAAGTTGACCGACGTACCCATGTTGCGAATCGTTACGCCGATATGCTTGCGTAATGCACCGCGCTCGGCACGTTGTGCAACGTCCAAGTCCCTAACTGCCTGACCCGTAAGTTGTATCAGGTGTCGCTGCTCTGGGCTGTAGTGAGCCTCAACTACATTCCACAGTTGCGTATACCTCGGATTAGGCACAGTCTTTGGTGCCGACTCGTCGGTGATGCTGATGCCGTTAGGCTTAGTCACATCGAAATCTGCAACACGCCAGCCTGCCTTAAACAGCAACTGCGTTACAGTCGTGAGGGATTTTCTAGACTTGCTAAAGTCTGTCGCGTACTTCGTAATTGCCGCTATTAACGACTTGGATAACTCTAACATAATAATATTACTCGCGGGATATGCGTCCCGTGGCGCTGTTCCTGAATGGAACGATTACAAAGCTACAGGAACAAGTGTGTGTAGTCAAGCAGGGGTGAAAACTTCAAGCAAATCAGTAACTTAGAGTCGGCGTTTTAACGCCAGGGCCGAATCTGGGCATGGTGCGGCCAAAATGGCGTTTTAACGCCAAAGAGCTATCCCCACCCCCGGGGCACCCCCCGCGTGTGTGGATGAGCGGCAAGCTGTGCATGTATTATTAATTTACTCAAATAAATCTCATTTTATTCTCAAAACCGACCCCCCACCCCCCTTGTTTCACGTGGAGCACCCCCTATTGGAGTCCCAAACTTCCTTGCTAAAAAAATTTTTATTTCCTATACTGCCCATCTAACGGCTTCTCTGGCTTGCAAAAGGTAGTAAAAACATGGCGTTAGCTCTTAGCCCTGAACTGGGCATAGAAATCCCTGAGAAAATAAGCTACACAGACTTGTGTATACGAGCGGAAGCTGCCTGTGCCACCATAAAAGAGCTGGAGAACCACGGGTTACTTATCTCTCCGACAGATCAGGACAGGGATGTAGCTTCTACGCTGCTCACTTCTTACGCACAGGACGTGGAAAAAACCTCCAAAGCGGTTACCAATACGCGAATGTCTTCCATGACCCCTGCATCATTGGTGCAAACCAACGCCATACTCAAGGAATTCGGCCAGTTAGTAGCAGAACATGCCGCAGAGATCAGGAACATGGTGGTAAATAAACTTATTCTTGAGACTGAAAGCCCTAAAGACAGTACACGAATGCAAGCCTTAATAAGTTTGGGCAAGATGACTGACGTGGGTTTATTCACCGACCGCAAGGAGATTACCGTTACCCACAAGAATGCAGATGAATTGCGGCAACAGTTGCGGGACAAACTTGAAGTGCTCAAGAAAAATACAGAGGGTGTGTACGAGATTGTGTCGGAAGTGCAAAAAGGGTGAATCAGTTACCCCAAAACATCAGTGATCTTAATACACCTGAACCCAAACCCCAGTTTTCGCCTGAAGAAATCCAGCTTATGCTGGACAACATTGATACTTACTCACTCCAAGAACAGGAAGAACTTCATAAAATTCTGGAGGGGATAGAAGAGCAGCAAGCAATTGAAGCCTCTTTTAACGACCTCATCGAATTCTGCAAGGCAATGCAAGCTGACTACACAGTGGGCCGACATCACCGGTTACTGGGAAATCTGTTGATGGAGATAGAACAGGGGTGTGCCTATGACGAAGACGGGGTACCCCTAGACAATACCGGAAAAGACCGGATATGCGTGAATATTCCCCCTCGCCACGGTAAATCGCAGCTTGTTTCTATATATTTCCCTGCGTGGTTCTTAGGGCGTAATCCTGATAAGAAAGTGATGATGGTGTCCCATACCACTGATTTAGCTGTAGATTTTGGCCGGAAGGTACGTAATCTTATTTCCACCCCTGATTACCAGAAGATTTTCCCCACCGTTAAGTTGGCTGTGGACTCCAAGAGTGCGGGGCGCTGGAACACCAATGCGGGGGGTGAATACTATGCCTGTGGTATTGGTTCCTCTATCGCTGGACGGGGTGCACACTTGTTGCTTATTGATGACCCCCACTCCGAGCAGGATGTGTTAAACGGGAACTTTGATGTTTTTGACCGGGCTTATGAATGGTTCACTTACGGTGCTCGTACACGACTGATGCCCGGAGGACGGGTGGCTATTGTACAAACCCGGTGGCACATGGATGACCTGACCGGGCGGGTGGTACGGGACATGGCACATAACGAACAGGCTGACCAGTATGAGATTGTAGAGTTCCCGGCAATTCTGGAAGTTGAGAACGAAGTGGTAGAGAAGAAGGGTCGGAAGAAGGTAACCCGTATGGAAACGGTGGAGAAACCGTTGTGGCCTGAATTTTTTAATCTGGATGCCCTCGCACGTACCAAGGCTTCCATGCCGTTGTTTCAGTGGAATGCCCAGTATCAGCAGAACCCCACCGCTGAAGAAGCTGCTCTTATTAAAAGGGAGTGGTGGAAGGAGTGGACAGAGGCAAAACCGCCGGAGTGTGAGTATTTGATTATGTCACTCGATGCAGCCGCCGAGACACATAACCGTGCCGACTATACTGCCATTACCACATGGGGTGTGTTTATGAATGAGGAGGAGGATTGTTATTGTATTATCCTTCTTAACTCAATTAAAAAACGTGTGGAATTCCCTGAACTTAAAAAGCTTGCCCAAGAAGAATATAAAGAGTGGGAACCGGATGCGTTCATAGTGGAAAAGAAAAGTAATGGAACACCACTATACCAAGAATTACGCAGGACAGGGATGATGGTTCAAGAGTATACTCCCCATCGGGGTACGGGGGATAAAACAGCACGGCTTAATTCAGTAGCTGACATTGTAAGTTCCGGGCTGGTATGGGTTCCCCAGACACGATGGGCTGAAGAATTGGTTGAAGAAGTTGCAGGTTTCCCCTTCATGCCGCATGATGATCTTGTTGATTCTATGGTGATGGCGTTGATGCGTTTCAGGCAAGGGGGTTTTGTATCGTTGCCTACTGATGAGCCTGATGAAATCCGGTATTTCAAACATCGTAGAGGGGGCTATTATTAATGGAAGTCAAGTTAGGGGATAGCCAACAGAGAGTGGTGGAGAGGTTAGCCACATGTAATGACTGCCCTAGGTTGGTTAAAGCGGTACAAGTGTGTAAAGAGTGTGGATGTTTTATGCCAGCAAAAGTATGGCTAATGAAGCAACGGTGCCCCATTGGTAAATGGACAGCGGTTGAGGGATAAATAATATGGCTATTGAAAGAAGTTTGTTCACACCCCCAGAGGGTATGGAAGATATTGGTGGGGCAACTGAGGCTGTAGAGATTGAACTAGAGACTCCTGAAATAGCTCTTTTAGACGATGGGAGTGCAGAAATAACATTGGTAGAGGAAGTTACCGATTTAACCACTGCGCCTTTTGATGCCAATTTAGCTGAGTATATGGATGATGGTCAGCTTACTGCAATGTCTACTGAACTGGTGGCGTGTGTACAAACCGATATTAATAGCCGGAGGGAATGGGCAGATACCTTTGTTAAAGGGCTGGAGGTTCTGGGGTTCAATTACGAAAACCGTACAGAGCCGTGGGAAGATGCCTGCGGGGTGTACAGTACTGTTTTAGCTGAAGCAGCCATACGTTTCCAAGCGGAAGCGATGAGTGAAACCTTTCCCGCAGCGGGGCCGGTGAAAACCAAGATTCTTGGAGAGATTACTCAGGATAAAGAAGACGCAGCCCTGCGTGTAAAAACTGATATGAACTATGAGCTTACAGATGTCATGGTGGAGTATCGCCCTGAACATGAACGGTTGCTTTATAGTCTTGGGTTAGCAGGTTCAGCCTTCAAAAAGATTTATTTTGATCCCAGCTTTGACCGTCAGGTGGCTTTGTACATTCCTGCTGAAGACATGATTGTGCCTTATGGTGCTTCTAATCTTGAAACAGCGGAGCGTGTAACCCATGTAATGCGTAAAACCAAGAATGAAATGGCTAAATTGCAGGCGGCTGGGTTTTACAGGAATGTAGAACTTGGTGACCCGGTTACCTTTTTTACTGATATTGAAGAAGAAAAGGCCAAAGAGGGGGGATTTTCCCTTAGTTCTGATGACCGGTATACCCTTTATGAGATACATGCAGATGTAGTACTTGATGAGATAGATAATGAAGGGGGAGTAGAGCCACGGGGGATGGGATTAGCACGTGGGGAAGACCGAAATGCCGGGGAAGACCCCCAACTTGCCAAACCTTATGTCATTACTATCGAACAAGGTACGGGAACCGTACTTGCAGTACGAAGAAACTGGAACCCTGACGATCCTTTGACGCTTAAGCGTCATCATTTTGTCCATTATGTGTATGTTCCGGGGTTTGGTTTCTATGGTCTTGGTTTAATTCACATTATTGGGGGTTATGCACGTGCAGGAACCTCCATAATCCGTCAATTAGTTGACGCTGGTACACTTTCTAACCTACCGGGTGGCTTAAAATCACGTGGATTGCGGGTAAAAGGGGATGATACCCCCATTGGGCCGGGTGAATTCCGCGATGTTGACGTACCGAGTGGGTCAATACGCGAGAATATCCTCCCCTTACCCTATAAAGAGCCAAGTCAGACGTTATTGGCGCTTTTGGATAAGATTACTGAGGAAGGGCGTCGTTTAGGCGCTATATCCGAAATGAATATCTCCGATATGAGTGCAAATGCACCTGTTGGAACCACACTTGCCCTACTTGAGCGTACCTTAAAGCCAATGGCTGCGGTGCAATCACGTGTCCATTACGCTATGAAGCAGGAATTTAAATTGCTTCGGGCAATTATGGCTGAGTATGCTCCAGTTGAGTATGAGTACATGCCTGACCGGGGTGAGCCGCGTGCTCGCCAAGCTGATTATGCCACAGTGGAAGTGATTCCTGTCAGTGACCCCAATAGCAGTACAATGGCACAAAGAGTTGTGCAATATCAGACTGTTATGCAGATGGCGCAGGCTGCCCCACAGATTTATGATCTTCCTCAATTGCATAGACAGATGATTGAGGTGTTGGGGATTAAAAATGCCGATAAGCTGGTACCCACGGATGATGATAATAAGCCTGTAGACCCGGTTAGTGAGAATATGAATGTATTAACAGGGGTTCCTTTACAGGCTTTCATTACTCAAGACCATCAAGCACATATTACAACCCACGATGCTTTTTTAACTGATCCACAAATGGCCGCGTTTATCGGACAGAACCCACGGGCTAATGAGATTATGGGGGCAATGCAAGCACATTTGGGTGAACACATGGGTTTTCTCTATCGTCAACAAATAGAAACAAATCTGGGAGCGCCGTTGCCTCCACCTAATGAAGAGTATGTGGAAGTGCTGGAAAATTCTATTGCATCCTTGCAAGCCCAAGCAGCTATACAACTTAATAAAGAGAAGCAGGCACAGGCGGCTCAACAACAAGCCCAGCAGATTGCGGAAGACCCACTTGTACAAATGCAGCAGCGAGAACTACAACTTGAAATGGATGATCAAGAGCGGTTGGTTACTAAAGATGCTGGTGAATTGGCATTGAAGCAACGAAGACTGGCGTTGGATGAAGAGAAGGCCAAGGTTGATGCAGTATTAGAGGCCCAGCGTATAGCTTCCCAGAATGAGCAAGCACAGGCAAAGAACGACTTGGCTGAAGCCAAAGCAATAGTAGATGCAACAAAAGAACGGGCGGAAGCGCATAAAGATGCGTCTGAAGCTTACCGCGATGACAGAGAGGATAGGTAATGACGATAACCTTAGACATGTTTGAGGATACCCCTGCTTTTAAGCTGGCGCGTAAAGATGATCCTCAAAGTAGTAAAGATGCAGCTAACGAAGTATCCAGTGGGAAAATGTTAACACTGGTCTATAAAGAGATTGTAAA